CATTGGCATCTATGCTTACATGGGACGAGAGTGGGAACTTAGCTATCGACTAGGTATGAGGCCGTGGATTTGTGTTGCTTACAGCGCACCCGTGGCTGCAGCCTCTGCTGTGTTCCTCGTCTATCCATTCGGTCAAGGATCTTTCTCTGATGCAATGCCACTCGGTATCTCCGGCACGTTTAATTACATGCTGGTCTTCCAAGCTGAACACAACATTCTCATGCACCCGTTCCATATGTTGGGAGTTGCTGGTGTATTTGGTGGTAGCTTGTTTAGTGCTATGCACGGTAGCCTTGTCACGTCTTCACTTGTGCGTGAGACTACTGAAGACATCTCTCAAAACTATGGTTACAAGTTTGGGCAAGAGGAAGAGACGTATAACATCGTAGCCGCTCATGGTTACTTTGGACGTTTGATCTTCCAATATGCTTCCTTTAATAATAGCCGTAGCCTGCACTTCTTCCTTGCTGCTTGGCCGGTGGTAGGGATTTGGTTCGCTGCTCTTGGCGTATCTACTATGGCGTTTAATCTGAACGGCTTTAACTTTAACCAATCACTTCTTTCTTCTGATGGTCGTGTCATTAATACTTGGGCTGACATTCTCAATCGTGCTAACCTCGGCTTTGAAGTGATGCATGAAAGGAACGCTCATAACTTCCCACTTGATCTTGCTGCACACACTGCACCCGTGATCGGTTAATGGCTAAGCCTGGACTATACGCTAACATTCATGCTAAACGGATGCGCATTGCATCTGGTAGTGGTGAGAAGATGAGGAAGCCAGGTTCTACTGGTGCTCCAACTGCTAAACAATTTAAACAGTCAGCAAGGACTGCCAAGAAAAAATAAGCACGTCGTCCGTTCATCACTGCAGCTACTCTGCTTTGACGCATGACGCCTATCCATGGAACGGGGGATAGGTACTTCGGTCCTTAACAATGACTAAAGTCGAATTGGATGCCCGTGTACGGGAACAGAAAGCTGCTGAAAAGGAGCAGAAGTTGAAGTATCGCGGCGTTGCTTACACACCGAAAACTAAATAACTAAACGGAGTCAGGCACCTCAGAGTCGGACCTGGCTCCTATTGACTATTGGCCGGTTACGACCGACACCCTTTAGTCATGACGGTGGGAGAGACCACACAAACAATAATTGGTTTAATAAATCCAAAGCTTTGGAGAGATAGATAACACTTACTCTCTACTTTCATGTCTAACGTAACTCAAACCCTTGTAGGTGCTATTAACAAGGTTAATAACGGCACCTATGATTCTAAATATGCTACCTACCTTAAACTGTTCTCAGGAGAGATGTTTAAGGCTTATGAATCGGCCACGATTGCTAAAGGAACTGTGCAAAGCCGCACCCTGAAAAATGGTAAGGCAATGCAGTTCATCTTTACTGGCCGTATGCAGGCATCCTATCACACCCCTGGCACTCCTATCCTGGGTAGTGGTGATCCTCCGGTGGCAGAGAAGACCATCGTCTGTGACGACCTTCTCATTAGTTCCGCTTTTGTCTATGATTTGGACGAGACCCTGGCGCACTACTCGCTGCGTTCGGAGATCGCTAAGAAGATTGGTCATGCTCTTGCTGAGAGCTATGATAAAAAGATCTTCCGTCAGATCGCTAAAGCTGCTCGTGAAGCACACCCCATTACTGTTTCGCCTGGTCCTGAGCCCGGCGGTTCTGTGATCCAACTGGGTGTACAAAAGGAATACGATGCTCAAGCTCTGGTGGATGCCTTCTTTGAAGCTGCTTCCATCATGGATGAGAAGAACCTTCCTAAGCAAGGTCGCATGGCTGTGCTTGCTCCTCGTCAGTACTATGCACTGATCAGCCAGGTGTCTTCTAACATCCTGAACCGTGACTACGGTAATACTTCTGGTAACCTGCAGTCGGGTGAAGGTCTGTATGAGATCGCTGGTATTCCTATCAAGCGTTCTAACAACCTGCCCTTCCTGGCTGGTTCTGTTGCTGCTGTTAGCGGTGAGAACAATGATTACTCCGGTGACTTCAGCAGCCACTGTGGTCTGATTTACCACAAAGATGCTGCTGGTGTTGTGGAAGCTATGGCTCCTTCTGTGCAGACCACCTCTGGTGATGTCTCTGTGATGTATCAAGGTGACCTGATTGTTGGTCGTCTTGCTATGGGCTGTGGTACCCTGAACCCTGCTGCTGCTATTGAGCTGCAGTCGGCACGTTCCTGATAACTAATAGGGAGGCAATCAAATGGCTATTACTCCTGGAACTTCTAAAGTTGTGAAGATTCCCGCTGGTCAAGTCTTTAGCTCTACTAGTACTGTTGCCTCCTACACTCTGAATCCCATGTCTCCTCTTGAGGCAGGGCGTCAGGTTGTGGGTAATGGTGTACTGGATCGTGCAACAAATGGCTCCTCCATTTCTGGAGCAACCGCTACGTAATCAAACCTAGGTTAAACAATGTCTATTATTTCTAACGGCAATCTCGGTGCTGTTTATCAGCCCGATTATTTTGAGGCAAGTCGGGTTCTTGCAGCTGATAGTGCCCTGACTACTACTGCAACTGCAGAGCCTACCTTTTCCTTTAATGTTGGTAAGAATGAGCGTGTAGTGTATCGCTTCACCTTGTTCTATGATCAAGATAATGCAGGTGATGATCTGCAGTACACCATCAAGTCTACTGATGCTGCTGGTGATGCTGTTACCCCTGCTTTCTATTCCGAGCATCTGAATGCTATTGTTCCTGGTGCTACTGCTTTCCTGGCAGTAACTACTACCCCGAACACTGAAGATACTCTGACCACCTCTGGTACTGGTCAAGGTGTGGCAGTTATCCAAGGTGTGATCCTTGGTAATGCTACTACTGCATCTACTGTTAACCTGCTCCTTGCTAAGGAAGCAAATACCTCTGGTGCTACTACTGTCCAAGAAGGTTCTTTCCTTGAATTGCGGAGGTTCTGATCATGGCTAATATTTCACAAGCTGCCGGTGGTGGTGGTGTAAGCGGTACTGGCGCCCCTGGTGCTGTTACTGGCGCTTATGAAGCCACCTACACTGATAACGGTGACCTGGCTGTGGGTGGCTCTAATGCTGTCCGTCGTTCGGTTTCCAAAACTGGTGGTAATGTGTCGAAAGTATTCTCTATCACTTCTGGTCTTCGCACTGCTTATGTTGGTGTGGAGATGGATATCCCGGCTCTTGATGCTACCCGCACTGGTGCCTGATTAACTCTACGGGGATCCCTTAACTGGGGTCCCCTTTTTTTTTTAATTTTTTTTATAACGTTATCGTTATGCCATATACCAATAACGCTCAGGCTGAGCTACAAGCTGTTAATGAAATTCTGGCGTCTATTGGTCAGGCGCCTGTTACCACCATTGAGGCACAGACCGTCACGTATGAGGATGGGTCTACTGTCGAAGCTGTAATCAACCCGGAAGTTGCAATTGCATATGAGACCTTAATGCAAACCTCTCGGGAGGTACAGGCAGAGGGGTGGACATTTAACCGAGAGGTTGAGTATCCACTTACTCCTGATTCTAATGGCTACATATCAGTTACTGGTAGTATGCTACAAATTGATCTAAGTGATATATATGAAAACAGTGACTATGATACTGTTGTAAGGAACAGTAGATTGTATGATCGAAAGGAACATACAGATGTTTGGGATACTACTAAAACCTATAAGGTAGATGTAGTTTGGTATTATGATTTTATTGATCTACCTCAGGTCTTTAAGGATTACATTGTTGCAAAAGCTGCAACACGTTGTGCTATTCGATTAATTGGTGACGTTAATCTAACTCAAACATTAGCTTCATTTGAAACATGGCGTAGAGCTAATGTGATGGAATATGAATGTAATGAAGGTGATTACACTATGTTTGGTTTCAAACAAGGTGATGGATTCTATAGTAGCTATAAACCCTTTAAGGTGCTTTCACGATGACTTCAGTTTCTCAACGTATACCTAACTTCATTGGCGGTGTTTCTCAACAAGCTGATGAAAAGATGCTGTTGGGTCAAGTTAAAGATGCTGTTAATTGTTACCCTGATATTACACTTGGTATGTTAAAGAGACCAGGTGGTAAATTTTTAGGTAAGTTAGATGGTATAGCAGCTAACAGTGCTGATTCTGCTGCATGGTTTAGCATCTTCCGTGATAACCAAGAGAAGTATATCGCCACTATTTCCTCTACTGGTGTACCTAAAATATGGGACATATTGACTGGTACTGCTGCTACTGTATCTTACCCAGCTGGTAAGCAAGCATCTATTGAAAGTTACCTGACTGCTAGTGATTATCGTAGTATCAAAACACTTACAATTAATGATTTCACTTATGTAGTTAATAGTGAGAAAACAGTAACTGCTAAGGCTGCTCCTACGTTTAATGCAAAGAGGCAAGCTACAATTATTGTTACTGCTGTAGATCACGATACTGAATATAAAGTTACTATTGGTACAACTGATTTTACCTTCACAACATCCTCATCTAGTTCTGGTAAGTTACAACTAGAGGATGTAATGAATGATATTTCAGATGCTATTACCAGTGGTTTCCTCACTAAAACTATTATTGATAACACAATTTACCTTACATTTAATGTAGATACTGATGTGTCGGGTACTGCAGGTACTACTGGTAAGGATCTTCGTGTATTTCAAGATTCAGTTGATACATTCGCTAGATTACCAGAACAAGCCAAACATGATCAAGTTGTAAAAATTAATAATACAACTGGTGATAAAGATGATTATTATTTGAAGTTTGTTGCTGATGATGGTGTTAGTGGTAAAGGTTACTGGGAAGAAACTATTGCTCCAGATGTAAGTACTGGGTTCAATGAAGATACAATGCCTGTTGTATTTATTCGTACAGGACTTAATCCAACTACATTTAGGGTTACATTCCTAGATGGATCAGAGACAGTTAATAACTTACCGTTGTTATGGGAACCAAGACTAGTTGGTGATGAGATATCTAATAGTCAACCTACATTTGTTGGTAATACTATTCAAGATATTTTTCTATACAACAATAGACTTGGTTTTCTTACCCAAGATAATGTCTCTATGTCTCAAGCTGGTGACTACTATAACTTCTACCATAAATCAGCTACTACACAAACATCAGCTGATCCTATTGATTTAAGTTGTGCTAGTATTAAACCGGCTGTTGTACGTTCAGTTGTACCTATTACACAGGGATTACTGTTGTTTAGTGATAGCCAGCAGTTTCTTATGGAAGCTGAGAATGGAGCATTTACACCTGCTAATGTTACCATTAATGCTATCGCTAACTATGAATGCGATAGATATATCAAACCTATTGATTTAGGTTCTACTGTATTATATGTTAGTCGTAACCAAAACTGGGCTAGAGCGTTTGAGATCTTCACTAGAGGTCAACGGGAATCACCTAGTGTTACAGAAACAACTAAGATTGTTCCTGAGTGGATGCCACAAAGTATTACAGACGCTGTAGGAAGCGCCCAGAATGGCCTGTGGGTAGCCTCTAGTCGTACTTCTAAGTATATGTACCTCCATAGGTTCTATGAGCAGGGAGACGAGCGTCCGATGGCTGCATGGGTGCGTTGGTTGTTACCCTCCAATGTGATACATATAGATATTCAGAATGATGTTCTTTATGTACTTACAAGTGGTGATGAAGGTTATGTTGCAAGTCAATATAAATTGGTACAAGCACCTAGCACTGGTGGACTTGTTAATAACATTGGTAATACTGTAGATCCTAACCTTGATGCTTGGTGTGAAGTAACTGATGTTGCTATGGTATCACCAGTACCACCTACTGCACCTAGTTATGATAATTTTACCAATGTTACTAAGGTTTACTTACCTACATATTTTGATGAAACAAAAACTATCAGGTATGTTGTAGGTCTCATCAAACCAGATGGTACTGGTACTCAGTCTGGTTACACTAATGTAGCTACAATACTTGATGATGCTGGTAATTCATACTTTAATATCCCTGGTGATGTAACAAGTAACTTCATCTATGTTGGTTATGAATACAACATGGAAGTAACGCTACCTAGGTATTACTATTCTTTAGGTCAACAAGGTGTAGACTTTACAGCTGTTACTACAACATCTCGTATGGCATTCTATACAGGTCTTGGTGGTGATATTTATTTCAGCATTAGAGATCGTAGTAGACCTGAATGGTTCAGTATTGTTGGATCACAAATTGCTGATTTCTACACAGCTAATACCTCACCATTTAGGAATACGTTTATCTATAAAGTACCTATTTATCAAAGACCTGATAACTATACGATGAAAGTAACTTCTAATACTCCATTCCCTGTTAGTCTTGTGTCTATGCAATGGGAAGGTCAATACTCACCTGGTTTCTATAGGAGGACCTGATTATGGCTTTACCATATTTGGCTACCTTTGGGGTACAAGCTCTTGGTGGTCTACTTGGCGGTCTTACCGGGCAATCTGAAGCTGATGCTGCTAATGCCGCACAAAGAGCTGCAGATGAGCAAAACCTACTTAACTGGAAATACGGTAAGAAAAGCACTAAGTTAGATTATCGCCACCAAGTAAAACAGTGGCGGATAAATCAAAGGAATGAAGAAGTTGCACGTAAATGGCAAGATGCAACTAATCTTCAGGACTGGCAGTATAATTTAAAGATCCAAGACTTTGAATATGCCTCTCAGATGAGGCAGTTCAATAAGTCTAATCAGATTGCTGATCAACAGCTTACCTTCAATGCTATGGCACAGAAGGCAGCTAATGAAGCGGAGTACCGTAAACTAGAAGATTCTACTAAGGAGATTGCTTTCCAGAATCAAGATATTATTATTCGTGCCTTACAAGCTGAAGGTGCTGCTGCTGTTAAAGGTCAACAAGGTAGAAGTGCAGAGAAAGCTGGTCAAGCTGAACTTGCATCTCTTGGTCGTAACCAAGCTATCCTTGCTGAATCACTGTTAAGTGCTAGGGCTGATACACAAGCTGCTATGCGTAAGATTGCTAATGATAGGTTTGGTGCTGATCTTGCTGCAGAGGCATCACGTATGCTGAAGCCGGAACGACTTCCCACACCACCCAAGCCGCTTGCAACACCAACCACTGAGTTCCTTAAACCACGTAGACCTACTAAGTATGACTTCGGTCCACGACCTGCTAAAGGTGCTATGGCGTCCTCTGCAGGTTCTTGGTTGGAAGCAGGAGCTAAGATTGGATCTGCTGCTCTTGGTGGTATTGGTGCTACTTGGTTATAATTAATTTAGCCACACTAAATAACTAAACAATGGATCAAATTAACTACAGAGGGTACGCCCGCAGTGTAGGTTTCGATCCTGTTAATGCTCCTACGGAAGGGCTGCGTCAAATGGCAGCTCGTGACGAACGTATCATACGTGGTATGGATAAGAACCGTCAGGAGATTAAACAGGTACGAGATCGATATGGTGCAGCTTTAGAACGTAAGTTTGCTGCTGAGCAACAAGATCGTGATAAAGCTTATCGTTGGAAGCAACAGTTACGAGAAACTAGGTTCAAGGCACAGGATGCAGCTGCTAAAGCTCGCATTCAAGATGAAGTTGTACGTGGTAAGAATGCATTATCAACACTAGAAGGGTTAACTCAGTTTAGTACAACTATTGCTGATACTGTAACCGCCATTAAGAAGAGGCAAGATGAGCAAGCTACTCTTGATGGTTATATGGAGGTTATGGAGAATGGTGGTATTTCACCACAACAACAAGCTAATATAGATAATACCCAAGCACTTCTAAATCAAGCTGGACGAGCTAGTGACACGATTGCAGAAGGATTACAGCAACGTGGTGTTGATCCTAATGTTGTCACTAATCTACTAACTGGTAATAAAGCTAGGGATGTTGGACGTGTAAGAGCTCATATGGAGATCATTACTGCTGAGTTCCCAGCACACCTTCAGGAGAGGTACGAAGCTCTTGGTCTATATACAGCTGCTGAAAGAGCTGCTGCTACCCCTGAGATACTCCAAGAATACCTTACCAATAATCAAGTGTTTGGTCTTAGGTATGATTTTATGGGTGAATACCTAGTTAAGATGCGTAGTGCTGTTAATGCTCAAGTTGAGTCGGCACGTCGATCTGATGTAGCTAATAAATCATCCATGATGAGAGATGATGCTACAAGTGAACTCATTCGTATAAAGAGTGGTGAGGCACTTACTGATGCATTTAATGTTATCTCTCGTACGTATGACTCTGATGGTAAGACTCCCATGGGGCGTGCTGCTGCTAAGAATGAGATCTATAAACTTCTTAGTGATACTACGTTGTTCTCCAAAGCTGATGTAGAACGTATCTTGTCTGAGGCACAAACAGATCAAGGTAGTTGGAGGGATCGTTTCCCTCGTGACTATGACACTCTAATGTCTAACCGTCAAGCTGATACTGAACGGGAGCATCAAACTAGGGATGCACAAGAGCGTCGTCAAGGTAAAGAGGCAGAGAAGCAACTTCTTGACTGGGTGAAAAATGAGTGGGATGGAAGTGAAGAAACACTTGAATCTATCATTCAACAAGCTAAGCAAGATGGTATCCCAACTGATAGGTTAGAAGCCTACCTTGCTGTCACTACTGAACAACAGAATGAAGACTTCTGGAATGATACATTTACAGAAGCTTATGAGAATGGTA